CATTTGCTAAGTAAAAATCTGTAATGTCCAATCCTGGTGGTAGTGTAACAATCTGCGAGTTACTTATCTCGCTCGCCACGCGGCGAGAGAACTCAGCTCCAGGATTAGTTCCATCTTCTTTGACATCATTGTCTCCGACAACATAAACAATATCAAAACCATTGAATAACTTCTGATAATAGGGCTTCCACGCCGCAACTCCAGGCACTCCTACTGCTGGTATCCCGCAGTTAGCCTCCATTATTATCGCATCAAACTCACCCTCACAGATGACGATAGACTTGGTAGCAGATAGGGTTGCAACCACATTGAAGAGGTGGCTCTTCTGTCCAACAGGTGCGCCATACTTAGGCTTGCCATCATCTAATCTTCTAAACTTGAAACCAACACACAAATCTAAAGCTGTGAAATAAGGTATTGCAAGCCAACCCTCGTAGCCTTGATGCCCCTCTATTGGATCGGTGATAGTGCCAAGTCGAAACCTAGCGGCAGTCTGTTCAGATATTCCACGTCCTGCGAGGTAGCCTAGCGCCCTGTCGCTTATTGCCTGAGCGTAGTGGTGCGCCGCCTCCTGTAACAATTTCTCCTGCCCTTGCGAGAGCATCCTTGAACCCCACATTCTCTAATTCCATAATGACATTGATTGCATTGCCACCCTTACCGCAGGTGTGACAGTAATACAAGTTGTTGTATGTATCTATAACTGCACTCTTACGAGTGTCATTGTGCATACAGCAACGCACTGAGATATTGCGTCCCTCTTTTACTTCTCCTCCGAAGTGTCTAACTACTTCTGCTATGGAGACTGCGTTTGCATCGGAGGAATCTTTGCCCCTCTTTTTACGAACCATCCTGGTCCAGTCTTGTGCTGGCATCCGCAATCTCCTTCACACTTCTCGTGGAAATCTATAGCCAAATCTAACTTACCAATGGTGTTGTGATGTCCTGCCCATTTACAATTACTGCAGATCATCTTCAGCTTCCTTTTGTTCTACCTCAGTTGGTTCTTCAGGTAGTGGTGGTTCTGCTGCTTTCTTTTTCTTCTTTGGTTTCTCCACAGATTCTTCTGCCTGTGGTTCTGCTGGTGTTGTCCAGCCTTGACTACTTGTTATCTGTCCTTGTGGTACTGGCATTAGACTATTCCTACTTTCGTTTTCATTGAACTTACTGAGTCAACTATCTTCTGTAAATCTATTTCGCTTGGCTTGATGTTATTCTCCAATAACCAAGCTGTATGAAATCTTCCTGACTCTAAATGTTTCTTCAATAAAGAAACAATTCCATTCTCACTGTTACCAGATATTACAATCCCACAGTTACAGGCTATCTGATAATGCGGCGCTTCGTGAATCATTACTTTCTCCCTTCTAACCATTGGTCTAGGTCTTGTATAACCCAAGACTTCTCTACCCCATATTGTCTACGTTTGACTATGACGAAGGCTGGTGGGTTGACGGGTAGTCCACGAGCCTTCGCATAGTTGGCTGCCTCAGTCTGGGCTTCTGCCCAGAACTGCGGAAGATTGATTGACTTGCGATTCTTACATTCCAGAATGTAGGTCTGACCTGCGATTATGGTGACGATGTCACCTTCATCATTGGCTCCAGCCTTAGCCAGACGCTCAGCAAAGTGTCCAAGTTTGCGTAAGTATTTCATTACATCCGTCTCAAACTTTGATCCCTTAGCCTTATTGTACGAACTCACAAAGCCCTCGCTAAGTTAGAGTTGTAAATCATTCTGCCGTAGGCATCGCTATCACCAATTTGGCAAGTAGCAAAGTTTACAAATAAACCAGCCCAATCCTTACCATCAACAGAGTGTTTGCCAAAGCGATTCTTGACGGCTGCAACCCGAAGCGTATGCTCAAATGGGTTGTAACCAAGAGTGAGTATCAGTGCAGGTAACTGACTTACCTTGCCGTGGATTGCTCTACGGTGTGGCGGTTCAGTCATATTGCCATACTCGCTCTGTTCTGATACGTGATGCAGAACCATTACACAGGCATCGGTTTTACGAGCCATATCGTGTAGCTCAATCATTATCTGCCTTAGCCCTGACCATTCATTATCAGTTTCAGCGACCACATTCATCAGGTTATCTATGACTATTAGTTGTGGTGCTATGCCATAGAGTTCAATATATGCCTTGATTTCTGACTCGATATCATCGAGGTTTGGAGATGAATCAAAGACCCATTGAATATGTGATATGCCTTGCAACGCTTCATCGTAGGCTTCAGGGTTGATAGAGATTTGATTCTCTACCGTCTGCTGAGTATGGCCTGCAAGATGAGCTGATGCTCGTAACATCACAGTAGCAGTATCGGTATCTGCGGAGAAAAACAAAGTAGGTACTTTAGCCTTGATAGCGTACACAAGAGAGAACATAGATTTTCCAGCGTTAGGTGCAGCGGCAACCATACACACTTGACCACGCCGAAACTTTATCTCTTTAGTTTCTAGATCTTTCCACACAGTAGGAAGCGGTGCAGCCGTTGACTGCACAGACTTCCAAGCGCGGTCTAATCTAAGCACTTTCCTCCCGTCGTATTACTTGTATCTTTAGCCTACGTCTTACTAGTTTTCTATTCGCCTCTGTAAGGCCACCCCAGATTCCGTAATGTTCGTTATAGATACCCCATTCTGCACACTCAACTTTATGGACACACTTGTCACATATACTTCGAGCGTAGACAGTTTCGGGAATGCTTCCTTGTCCAGGTTCTGGAAACCAGAAATCACCGCCTGACTGAGCGCAGAGAGGATCCTCGTATTCACGGGGTCCTCGCATTGGGTCATCGAACCCAGATTGTCTGGCACTTGTCCGTTGCTCCCTTTGGAGCAGCGCACATATATCCCTTCCAAGGACCTTTAGCTCCGACACCTTCGCGGTATGCCATCTCACCGTGACGGCAGGTGTGACCACCTTGTGCTGATGATGCTGCCGCTACTGGCGCAGCACTACGTACGGGCGCAGCAGATGAAGCGCCTCCGAATGATTGGCTAACGCTTCCAATAAGTGCGGAAAAGTCCTGCGCTGCAGTGAGCAACGCTTCCAATTCCTCCTTACTAGCAGCGTAAAGATTGATAAGAGTTCCATCTGGTGACTTGAAGTTCACCTGGAACTTTGTTGATTCTGGTGCAGCCATTTACTTACCTCCGAGTTTCTTTATGGAAAGCCTTGTGCTTTCCTTGCCTTGCTTTGTCGGTACATAACCCAGTGCTTTCTCCACTGCTTCTTTATCTACCGTATTACTTTGAGTAGTTGACCACTTGATCTCATACCCAGTTGAAGTAATTCCTGCGATGCCAAGTAGGGATTCTCTCAGCGATTCCTTCTTTGTTTCTAAAGCCTTTATCTCTTCATCAATCTGTGCATAGTGCAGAGCAGTCAGAGATTCTGCTCCGTCAATAGTTATATCTTCAGGTTTGGTAAGTCCTTTTTTTATACCAACGCATCCCATCTCACCAGAGGCATCATAGAATTTGCAGTAGCTTTTACAGTATGACTCGTGCCTTTCAGGGGCAGGAGCTTCCTGTGTAGTCCGAATTGCTTCTAACCAATTCAGGGCCTCTAGTGCGATGGCTTCGTCATAGGGTTCGCTGTGAACTAGGATGTCACGCTCATCCCCATCACGAGGTATGGCTACAAGGTTGACGTTCTGGACCTTCCCCAAGCCAGACTTGTCAATCAGGTAACCATAGACTTGTACTTGCCAGCGTTGCTGTTCACTGGGAAAGTAAGAAAGATTCTTTACCTTCACAGTTTTCCAGTCAACGACATCCCCTGTCCCAGGAATGAAGCAATCAACGTGAGCCTTCATACCGCCAAACTCGACGGTCTTCTCCAGAAGAACTTCTTGATTGTCTGCAAGCGCGTTCTCTATTGCAGTATGTATGGCAGTTCCCATAATAGCTGCGAGTTTTACCTCGTTGTCATTGGTTTCAGGTTGACCATTCAACCGATACCAAACCTTACGGCGACAGCCACCAAGTTCTGATGGACCTATCTGTACCTGCGTGGATCTACCACGCTTGTTCTCCTTCTCGTGGAGAGCTTTGATAAGTAATTCTTTTATATCCACTGCCGTTTTTCCCATCGAGTAATTGTGATGTTGAACAATAGCAGGTCTATCTGACAAATTCTAGCAAGCATCTCAAATGGTGCTGCTTCATATTCGTGGTAATAGTTGATACCAATGCCCCAGTTGTACAAGTGGTTGGCATTGAAATAGATAGTCCAGTGGGACCAGTCTTTTCTCATTAGTACTCCCGTCGTTGAGTAACTAATTGAATCGGAGGACAGGTATTGATGTCAAGGATGCTGGCGATTTCAACGGCACGTTGGGCGTGTTGCTCTACATTACCATTAGTGAGACGACCCAGACGATCATAAAGATAACCAAGAGCATAAGCACCGCCACTACCGATTCCATAAATCTTGTGGTCAGATTTGATGAACGATAAGTCCGTCGCGATATGGAATACATTCCCATCAAACGCGACAATGTAGTCGAATCCTGTGTCTTTATCTTTCGTCGCTTCATACGGGTCATATCCATTCTCTTTGAACGCCGTAAGTATTGACGGCATTACTTTCTTGCCCATCCACTGAATTGGGTCAGCTCCCTTGTACACAGGCGGAGTCCAGTTATAGGCAAGGATGTCACCAGGGCGTGCATCACCTACCAGTCCTAGTAGATACTTACCGACGTGAATTATTTTCGGAGTGGAACTACTAACAGTCCTCAAGTTATCTTCAGTTATTTGAGAATCTGCAGCAATCACTGCCCTGTCATCTAGTTCTACAGCTACCAGTGTTGTCATAACAGAGAATCATACTCCTATCGGCGTGTCGTCGCGATAGCGACACACCAGTTCATTACAATATGAGCCGTAGGCGAATAACAGAGCGGCCCTCACGGGCCTGTAGAAGTGAGGCAGACAGATGGTTCTCCGTCTACTTCGCCTGTGGAAAAACAGGAACAGTTTACCACCTATCCAAGCCTCTGATCTACGCTCTATTGGTCCGACACACAAGTGTGTCTGTGGTTGTAGCGTCTTCAATACCTATGTCCAGTTTGAGAATTATGATATAGTTTGGTATGCCCTTGATGTGCAATGTGCTAACTGTGGCAACTTACTCAAAGCTCCTTGCCCGATAGATAATCCAGAGAACCAATGAACATTCCCCTGACAGAAGAAGATCGACTATTAGCCGAGGAACTGTCAGAGAGAACCTATCAACGATACAAAGATATCAGCGGTCACTACCGTAACCTTCGTTCATCACACTCCATTGGCAGATACGGTGAGATAGCTGCCAATAAATACTTCAAGAATATGGGCATTGAATGCAGCCCTCATTACCTCAATCCCGATGAAGATAATCTCTGTGACATCACAGCAGATGGTGTGCGCTGGGATATCAAGACTTGGAACACAAAGTTCTGGCAGGTCTGGGGTAGGGCAGTATCTAGTAAGCAACTACCTTTCTTAGAGAAGAAAGCAGATGCCATTCTATGGGCCTCTGTTGACCCTCTCAGCCCCTCTGAAGTTACTCTCTATGGTTGGAACTATGTATCTGATATCAAAGACTTTACGCCTGAACTGATGGGTCCTGAAGGCAATCAGGTACACAACCATCAAGTACCTATCACACATATCCGTCCGATTTTGGACATAAAAAAAGAAGCCCCACCCCGTTAGGGGTGAGGCCTTTTCTCGCAGCGCTCTTACAAACTACTTCTTACCACGTCCAAATTCTGTGGCAGATGGATCTAGCCACTTCAGGACTGGGCCAAGGAAGCCAGCAAGTGCTGCTGCTCCAAGGGTTTTAGGGTCTGTTTCTCCAGCAAGGTAGAGCGCAATGGCAGCAGATGCTGCAGCGCGGAACCAGGTTAGAGAGATTTGCTTTAGTGTTTCCACTATCGTGCCTTTCTCTTGGGTTTGTGAACCTGACAGCAGGTGCATACGGGTGCCACTGTGACACCTTCTGCCACCTTCTTCTTGGGCTGAGGTTGTAACTTAGCCTTTACTTGGTTCACAACTGTAGGTTGATTCATCCACCAAAACCAAGGGCTAGTGTCATTAGCCATATCAGCGTTGATAGAGATATGAAGATGCTTAGTGTGAGGATTGCTACCAGTGTAAAAGCGATTGCCAGACTTAGCATACTGGCGTGACCAAATTTTCTTATTGAAGATAAGGTAAGAAACCCTCTCATCTTCCTTGAGCTTTTCAAATATCGCAGCACAATCAATCCCATTCTCTGGGTCGTGAGTGAGGTCTACTGCCAGCCCAGTATTGTGATCAGAGTTAGGGCTTGCCTTGATGTGAGCCTTGCTTGGTAGTAGTCCATCCGATACCTTGCTCCGCTTGGGTACAAGCGCAGTTGCCTGACGAAGAACGGCAATAGCAGCAGGTGTTGCACGTTTTGCAACAGGTTTCACTTGTCATCCTCTTTCTGCCAGAATCTTGTAGATTTCATCGACGCGTTGCTCTAGTCGAGCTACTGTGTCCTTGATACTAGAGCCGCCATTGGGCTTGAGTTCCATTAGAAATGACTTGACTATCCAACGAAGTCCCATAAATAGGGTTGATGCGATACCAAGTATGGTGGCAATAAGCATTGCCCAGTCTGCTATTGTCATTATACGCTCCGAATGGTTACGACTAAGGTTCCGCCAAATCCTGTGAACCTCTTGTCTTGCGGTGTACGGTTGATAAAGTCCATCTCTTCTATCAGGCCAATAAAGGATTCACCTGTACGGAAGTCCTCTATTCGGATGGTATCGCCTGCGTTTTCTACTGCTTCGAGTTGTTGCATACGATCCCAAGCAGAACCTTCATAACCTACTTCCACTCCAAACTTATCGCTCTCGTGGTCGTAGCAGAATAGCGGATACTGAATCAAGCGCTGACGTGGTACTGCTGGCAGAGACTTGAGTTGATATCCAGTAAACAATGGTCCAGCAGTAGCGATTGATGTACTACGAGTCAAGGTAAACTTGAAGCCCATATACTCTTGCGCTCCTTGTGGATATGGGATACCGATTTCTTGGACTGCAGATTCTTGAGCAAATGATCCGATTGGGTACTCTGTTCCATCATAGGAGATAGATGAGATAGTCAAGCCACCATTGGTGGTATCAATACGCGGGGTAAGTAACTTGAACAACTTACCTTCAAGGGTGTTGTAACGGACATAGCCAGTCTGTAGATAGCCAGATGAAACAAGTGTGCTTTCTGACTCAATATAGACAGAGCCATTAGTTCCAGTGATGGCATTGGTTGTAAATGCTAGGCGCTCTGTGCCATTGATAAAGGCACAAGCTGTAGTCTCGTGAGCAGTGCTACCTGTAGCCTTGTAAGTGTCATAGGCATAAGGAAATACCAGCGGAGCAATCTGTGTAGACAGGTCAAGACGAATAGTTCCTGGCTCATCTTCTACGCTTGTTGCAGCCCACGCAAACTTGTCACGGAAAGCAAAGTCATAAACAGGCTGGGTGTTCTCCCAGATAAGCGGTCCATAGGCTAGAGATCCATCATCTGCTACCTGAGCAGCTCGGATACCCTTGGTTGTACCAATCATCATATAGCCAAGGTAGTAAGCAATCTTGTAGATACGCTCACCGCTTGGCATTTCAGCAGCAGTAATAGCGCTGGTTAGGGTAGGCATTGTTCCGTTAGATGCCAGAGTAAACTTCTGGATATTGGACTGTGTGCCTGAGAATCCTGTTACATAGATAGCAGCACCGCTTGATGTAATGCTGGTGTATACAAAGTTATCTACTGGGTGGGTATAAACAGCAGTAGGCAGAGCAGTTGCAGTAGTTGAAATCTCATAAACCTTGTTATTGATACAGGCAACGATACGCTCTTTAGTAAACTCCATTACCGCATTGGTAACTATAATTCCAGTAGTATCAAACATCTTGACGGTGCTTGTAGGTGAGTCAGTTGAGTAGCCAGTCAATGGCTTCTTGTACATAGTCAACTTGGTAACACCACCGCTGGTTACGTTAGTAACCCAGTAGCAGTTGACACCATCATCACACATTGCATATACCTTGTCATCGGTACCAGAGTTATAGTCAACAAAGTGCTGGACTACGCTAGTGATGGTTCCTGTAGATGCAGCCGAAGGCACATCAGATGCAGTCTTGGCATATGTCAGAGTTGTTGTGGTAGGAACTGTGGCAATGGTGTAGGTACCATTGAAGGTAGCATCTACGCCAGCAACAACTATCTCCATACCTACTGCTAGGCCGTGAGCAGAGCTGGTTGTTAGGGTAGCCACATTAGAGGTCAGAGCCTTGTTAGAAACAGTTGCAGTAATGGTTGGATATATCTTGTCAATGTCGTAACCATCAAGCATTAGGCAGCCAAGGAACTCGTTATATGTAGTAGCGCCTGTATTCTTCAACTGCTCCCATTGAATAGAGCGTAGGTGCTGTTGTGGTCTAAGGTTGGCATTGAGAGTACCAGTAGTCGGATGCGTAGCATCGGTATCAAGGATGAGTGATACCTGACCCTTAGTCCAGACATCTAGACCTTTGGATTCTGTGTATTGGAATCGCAGTGACTCATCTTGAGCAGGCTCAAAGTATTTGATTCCTTGACCTAGATGGAAGGACGACTGAGATCTAAACCACCAGCCAGTCAGCGATTGCTCGCCTGCTTCTCTGGTCTGGTCATACTGTTGCTTACGATACTGCGCCGTGACACGGCGATAAGGTGAATCATCACTGGCAGCCAAAAAGAATGGCAGCCCGTTGATGGCTATATCGTAGGCAACTCCTGTGGCTTGATAGTTAGTCGAGCCAGCGGGATTGGATAGGACATACGGAATGCCCTCGGTAATTTCAGCGCCAAACGGTGGAACCATTACTTAGCCTCCGAGTATTTCTTCAAGTATTCAATGGCTGCCTTGAGAATCTCAGGATTGTCCTGAAAGTTACCTAAAGCGACATTGCAGTTGTGACATAGAACCCCTCTAGGTTGAGAGGTTTCGTGGTTATGGTCTGCGTGAAATTGACCTTTACCGCCAGGTGTATCGGTGCCACAAATGGCACACACATTTCCTTGCTCTTGTAGTCTTGAGTCATATAACTCTGATGGGAAATTATATTTAGTAGCACGATTCCAAGCCCTGCGAGTTTTATTTCTTTTTTCTCTAATACCAGGTTTAGATGCGTAGTTTCTAAACCTTGGTTTCTCGCATTCTTTACAGGAATACCTATAGCCTCTAGTGAATTTAGATTCCTTATAGAAGGAACTAAGAGGCAGCACGTTTCTACACTTGCTACAAGTAAGCAAGACTTACTCCTTACTTAGAATCCGAATGCTTTGATTTCTTCTTCAGTCAAACCGATTGATGACAGTTTGAGTTTCCCGCTTTCTCTAGCAGCCTCTAGTGCTGCCTTATCTGCATCGCGCTTTGCTTGCTCTTCGGCAGCAGCGGCTGCTTGCTGATCGCGTTCTGCAATCTCAGCAGGAGTAAGGGCAATGTATTCTTGCTTGCCTGTGGTGCAATCAACTACGAGTTTATACTGCGTCATTTACGAACGCCTCCCAATCTAGTTTCTCTTCATTCCAGAAATACACCAAGCCATCTTCAGGCTTTGGTGTTGGTGCTTGCCAGTCGTGGTTAGCATCAAGGCTCCACGATGGGAAGGGTTGTGGTGCAATAAAGACATCGGCAGCAGCGTCATACTTGAAGCCAATGCCAGCATATTGCTTGCGGATGCGGTGGTTGTAACTTGTTTGAATCCAAGTCCCACCTAGTCCTAGGTCGTTAGCAAGGTAATCCTGCCCACGATGTTCTTGTTGGTCAGGTACTACGAGTACCTGCTTGACGATTCCATTACCGTCAATC